TTTTGTACTTGCATTCTTTTTTAAATAGTATTTAATAAACTTTTCATATTATTCCTTCCTAGCCCCGCCCTAAAAAGCGGGGTTTTTTATTTCGGGTTTTATTGCGGATACATCCAGTTTTATTGAGTGTTTAGCTCTAGTTTACATCTAGCCTCAATTAGTGGTTTATGCGTGTATATTTAAGGGTTTTTAGGGTTATTATTGTTCGCAAATGGGCTAGGGAATAAGCCTAGAATTAAATCGAAACCAGTTAAAGTTGTCACTAGTATTGCACATGCGGGTGTGCCCGAGTAAGCCCCTTTATTTTAGCGGGAATACCCGAGGGCTTTTTATTAGATTGTATTTAGATTAAATTTAGAGTTCATTCTAGGTTGCTCCCCAGTTCCCCCGACTAGCCCCAAAAATCATGCTTGATAAGTGTAATTATCGTATCTGATAACTGTAATTATCGTAAGTTAACCGTTATTATAGGTCAGTAGTCAGTATTGTAAAAAATGGCGGAATATATATATTTTTTGGGGGTGGCAAGGGTCACCCGGGGTGGTATACCAATGGTTATACAAAGTAAATATAATTTTATAGAATTTACCCTGTGAACTAGTAAACGCTTGACCCTGCGGGAACCCTAATAGGTCTTCCTGTGTACAGGGTGTAAGCCCCCGGGTAGGGGGGTAGTTCTATTATACACCTGTGTGCCGTTTTGTCAAGTAAAAAATTATTTTTTTTTAAGAATTAACTTGACAACTAGTAAATATCGTGTATAATATAATAAAGGGAGTACAAAACAAGCACATATCTCTTCACTTTAGATAGTAAATACAAAGGTAGATAAGGTGCAATATGTACTACATTATTGGGGGATAGAATAAAATGTCAATAGATACATCAAAATTTAAAAATAAACAAGCGGATAAATCTATAGAAGAGTATAAAAGGGCTTTAGAGAAATTTAAAGACGATAGAAAAGGGCTTGACCAAGAAGAACAAAGAAGAAAACTAGAACAATTTAGAAAAAGGTTTGGATTAGAAGTACCACCAGATATGAAATTTAGATTACCTACTCTAAAAGAGTATTTAAAAAGATTAGAAAAAAAGAAAAAACTTGAGGATAGAGGGATAGGGAAATCAATGGAAGCAGGAATGAAAGTATACGCTAAAGGCGGCGGAGTCAGAAAAGTTAACTATTAAAATGAACTTATTACCCCAAAAACCTAAACAAAAAAAAGAACTAACAGAAAAACAAGAAGCATTTGTAGATGCTCTCATAGATAATGGTGGAAGTGTACCCCAAGCAATGAAAACCGCAGGATATGAGCCTACATCACGCTCTTGGTTAGTTAACTCAGTTTCTAACGAAATAGTAGAACGAACACAGAACTACTTAGCGTCTCATGGTATGAAAGCGGCTAACAATTTAATAAACGCTTTAGATGAAGACGGAACAACCCCCAAGGGCGAGCTTAGATTAAAAGCCGCAGAAAGTCTTTTGAACCGCATAGGTATAGGTTCTAGAGAAACAGTAGACCACAATGTGACAGCAATTCATGGTGTGGTCTTATTACCTAATAAAGAAAGGGAGAAAGTTATAGATGGATAAGGAATATACTAAACTATTAAGAGATATGGGTTTAAACTCTGGTGATATATCTCAAGTTAAAAAAATGTTAAAAAAATTTGAAAGTAATTCTGGTGGCCGTGCTATATCTGAACAAGATGTTAAAAATGCCGCTAAAAAATACCTAAAAAGAAAAGGTAATCCTCACGAAGATAATAAAGGACAGTTAATAAATAAATATCCAAAAATGGGTAACCCGTATAACAAGGGTGGCCACATTAAAACCTACGCAAAAGGCGGCGGAGTACGAAAGCCGAAGATGACAGCAGGATATTAAGTGGCTGACACTAACAAAGAACTAGCACTAAATTCTTTAAAAGATTTAATTAAAAAGAAAGCGGAAGATACTACAGTAGTTAAAAAAGCAAACAGTGTTATAAAAAAACATCCTCTTTTAGCCGCTACTGTTGGTTCAATAGTAAAGCAAGAATTAGGTGGTTCAATTAAAATTGGAGAAAATAAAAAAATAAAGCTTTCAGTAGACCCAAAAAAGAAAAAAGCAATATTGGGTTTTAGTATGTCTTTTAATAAAGGCGGAAAGATAAAGACCTACGCAAAAGGCGGAGGAGTAAGGAAACCTAATTACTAGTGAAACGACCCCTAACAACAAAAAGCAACGAATTTAGACACTGGGTACAGGATAAATACAAAAAAGACCCTAATTTATTAAAACCAATAGACTTACACAACAAATTTATAATTTACTTAGCATGGAAACAAGCACAACCACCCAAAACACAAGAAAAACATCAACCATACCATTCGGATATAAACTAGATGAAGACACCAAAACGTTATTACCTATCGAGAAAGAGCTTGAGGCTTATAAAAAAGCAAAAACTTATCTTCAGTCTTGCTCTTATCGGGAAGTTGCTAGTTGGCTCACTGCCACAACCGGTAGAAAGATATCCCCACAAGGACTTAGAAAAAAAGTATTAGGTGAACATGGGGAAGATTAAGTGAATGATGTACCACCACCAAAGCCAAAACGTCAATACAACTACAGTGTAGCGACAAAAGCAAGAAAAGCGGCACAAAAAAAGCTACGACAAGCTAAAAAAACTGCTGAAAACAAGGTAAAACAAGTAAAAGCACAGCGTGATAAGGTAAGATACCTAGAAAAAGGTTTAAAAAAGATAGAAGGTACACTTACAGGTAAAAATCCTTCTGTTTTAACAGAAAATGACCTAAAAGTAGCACCAAAAGCAGTAAAAGAACAAATAGAACAAGAAAATGTGGTATTTAAACCTAATGAAGGGCCACAAACAGATTTTTTAGCATCTCCAGAAAGAGATGTGCTATATGGGGGAGCCGCCGGTGGCGGTAAATCATATGCGTTATTAGCAGATTTGCTAAGATATGCTCATCTGTCAGACCATCGTGCCTTGCTAATTAGAAGAACCTTAGACGAACTAACAGAACTAATTGATAAAAGCAAGCAATTGTATCCGAAAGCATTTCCCGGAGCAGTATTTAAGGAATCCAAGTCAATGTGGATATTTCCTAGTGGAGCTACTGCATGGTTCTCATATCTCGATAGAGATAAAGATGTAACCCGATATCAAGGTCAAGCTTTTAATTGGATAGGTATTGATGAAATAACGCATTACCCTACCCCTTATGTTTGGGAATACTTGCGTTCTCGATTAAGAACTACAAATCAAGAAATAAAACCTTATATGAGGTGTACAGCCAATCCCGGTGGTTTAGGAGGATGGTGGGTAAAGAAAATGTATGTAGACCCATCACCACCACATGAACCATTTGCGGCAGGTGATATAGAATCTGGTGAAATATATAGATGGCCAGAGCAACATGAGAAAGCAGGACAACCTCTTTTTCAACGAAAGTTTATTCCTGCTAGATTAACAGATAACCCTTATCTAATGGTAGATGGACAATATGAAGCTATGCTTCGTTCTTTACCAGATGTAGAAAGAAAAAGATTATTAGATGGTGATTGGGAAGTTGCAGAAGGTGCGGCTTTTCCAGAGTTTTCTAGACATTTACATGTTATGGAACCAGTAGAAATTCCTGTAGGATGGCAACGGTTTAGAGCGGCTGACTATGGTTATGCTTCTCCATCTTGTGTATTATGGGGCACAGTAGATTTTGATGGTAATATTTATATCTATCGTGAATTATACTCGGCAGGATATACAGGTGAAGCATTAGCTAGAATGATATTAGAAATGGAAAGAAATGACCCTCCAATGTCTTTATCTATTTTAGATACAAGTTGTTGGAATAAAGTTGGTTTAGGCCCTAGTATAGCAGAAACAATGATACGCAATGGTGTTCGTTGGTTACCTGCTGATAGAGATAGAATTTCTGGTAAAGTAGAAGTTCATCGAAGATTACAAATAGATTCTAGAACAGCAGAACCTAAATTAAAAATATTTAGTACTTGTACAAATTTAATAAGAACACTGTCAAGTATACCTATATCAAAAACAAATCCAGAAGATGTAGATACAAAAGCAGATGACCATGCGTATGATGCATTGCGGTATATGATTATGACTAGGCAATCTAATCAACCTACATTAAATACAACATTAAACAGAATAAAGGATAGAGTTGCATATGAGCCTAGTGATGCAACATTTGGTTATTAACTATGGCAAATTTAAGTAAAGGTGATGTAATTTTTGGAGAAACATATCGAAAGATTAACGAACTAATTACTAAAGCTTTTAATACTAGTACACTTCGTAGAGGTATTACTACTTCAACTCAAAAAGCTAGAATACAAAGTTTAGAAAGAAAAATTAGGGCGTTAATTGGTAGTAAAAAAGTTTTTAATGCTATATCAAAAGCTCAGTATTATGAATTAGAAAACTTAGCAACTGAAAGAATTGCTAACTATAAAAACGATAGAATAACAAAATCTAAGAAAAAAGAAGGATTAAAAACAAAGCCTAAAATAATTAAAACAAATGTTCCTGTTATATCAGAGGTAGCAAAAAAACGTATAAATGTAAAGCCTCAGTCTACTGTAACAACTTTAATAGATAGTTTAGGTGGTTTTACACAAAAAAAATCAACATCAACTGCTGTAGCACCGTATGATGCAATAAAAGCACAGAGTAATAAAGTTAATTTTAATTTACGAGGATACTCACTATTTGAAAATGTAGCATACAACGCAAAAATACATGGTGTATCTAATACTATTCAAGAATTAGATTTAGCTGTTAAAGAAGGAAAAATAGATGCTTCTGAAGCTGAAAATATTAAAAAAACTATTACTAAAACAAATATAAAGTCTAAATTAAATCAATTAGGTACAAATGACCAAGTAAGACAGTTTAATAAGCCTGCATACCAAAAAGCTTTTAAGACATTTTTAAACAGTAGCTACAATACTCTTACAAAAATGGGTAAAGTAGTAAATAAAGTTGCACCAAAAGTATTCGCTCCTATTGCTATTTTTGATATGAAAAAGCAATATGATGAAATTATGGAACAAAGTAAAAAACCAATTGAGCCTCTAACATATAAATCCGGAGGCAAAGTTAAAAGAAAACCTTACGCCATGGGAGGTAAAGTCTATGGCAATTCAGTACGAAAACCAAAATTTAAATAAGGAGGCACTATGCCAGATAATAACTATAACTATGGTAAAGACTATATAATGAGTTCTGATAAAATAAAAGCAGATAGACCAGATGCTCCATTAACTAGAATGAAACCAGATTTTACACCAGAAATAAAGCAACAAGGTAATTTAATTGAAGCTTCATCTCCTGCTAAATCTGCACCATTAGATAAATCAGTTTTAAACGCAGATAAACAAAAAGCATACTAATAAGGATCT